GCGCTTGCGGGGCTTACCCTTGAGCTCGGCCGTCATGTCCCGCATGCCGCGCAGCATCGCGGAGCGGGCTACCTCAGCCTTCGCCGGGACCGTGCCCGTCACCGAGTGCTTGCCGATCAGCACGGCGAGCTCCTCGAGCTGGTCGTGCACCTCGGGCTCGATGCGCATCGTGATCTGAGAGTCCTTGACCATGCGCCCATCGTGCCAGCGCCAGGGATTGACTGTCAATGAATATCACAGATGTTCTAGCGATCGTCTTTGGGCCAACGCACCAAAAAGCCGAGTGGTTCCGCGGCGGCCTTCGGATCGAACAGCCGATCGCTCGAGCGCTAACCGCTCTTGACCGTAGTGCTCCCCGTGCCGGCGATCGCGGCCGCGCTCTCGTCGAACTTGGTCTTGCCCATGGGGCCGTTCGCGGCTGAGCCGGTGCCAACGGCCGTAAAGCCTTCGCCGATCGCGGTCTTGAGCGTGCTGATCGCCGCATCCACCTTCGACGCCAATGCCACGAAGTCGCTGAGCGTCGCGCCGCCGAGGTTGATCGTGCCATCCGGCGTGATGTGGATCTGCACCCCGCCGTCCTTGCCGATCACGAGGTTCTCGGCGTGCACGTCGGCGAGCAGCTCCGGGCGCGGCGCGGGCCCGCAGGGAAAGGCGATGGCGCCCTCGAACACGTGCATGCCGACGTCGCCCGGGTCGACCGCGCGCTGGCTGTTCTTGCGCGCGGTCTCGATCCAGTAGTCGAGCGAGCGCTGCGCGAACACCAGCGTGACGATGTCGCCGACGGCGAGCGGCACGCTGATGAAGAAGCCGCCGCCCTGCGGGTAGGCCACCGGGACCATGTACAGCATCGGCAGCTCCTCGACGATCGGGCGATCGTCCTCGTCGTACGCGTGGCGCTTGAGCGAGGGGAGCACGTCGACGAACTGCCGCTTGTGCCGGTCGGTGTTCACGCGCAGGACCTCGGCCGGCATGCACGTGTTCAGGTAGCTCAGCTCGTTGCGGACGAAGTCGTCCAAGATCCTGATGTCGCTCGGCGTGCTCATGGTGCGTGCTCCTCATCGCGTAGCTCGAGGTCGATGTACCAGCGTCGATCGGCCGTGGTGCCGGAGTGCTTGCTGGTCTGGACCCGGAACACGCCGTTGATGTGCTGGCTCTCCAACTGGATGCGCCGGCCCGGATAGACGTCCGGGATCATCAGGCAGGTCACGTTGACGGCGCCCTTGGTGCCGGGCTCGGGCGAGCCGACCATGCCCGTCTCCGGTGTGAGCTTGATGCCGATCTCCTGCAGGGGCGCGCCCGCGTCGAGGAGCTGCAGCTCGTCGTCCTGGATCGACCACTCGAGGCCGCACGCGCGGCAGATGCGGTCGAGCTCGCGCTCGAGCTGTCCGGCGAGCGCGTAGCCGTTGAACGCCTTGGCGGCTTGCGTGCCGCGGATCTTGGCCGCGGCGGCCTTGGCCGCGGTGTTGCCGAGGCGCACGCCCATCGCCTTGGCCGCGGCCTGCAGCACGTCGCTCACGCTCGAGGCGGGTGCAAAGCTCTTGGCCAGGCGCGCCCTGCGCGCGCGCCTGCCGCTGTCGCTCGTGATCTGCGTGATCCAGTCCGCGCCGTCGCGCGCGCTGGCGGCGTCGCGCAGGTCGCCGCGGAACAGCAGCGACATGCCCGACTCGTAGCCGGCCTCGAGCGACACGTACACCTTCTCGAGGCCCTGCAGCGCCTTGCGATGGTCGGCATTGAGGTTCCAGATCCGCACGTCGGCGCTGTTGGGGGTCTTGCCGTCGAGCGACTTCTCGACCTCGAACTCGATATCGAGGCCTTCGATCACCAGCGTGTCGACCTGCAGGCGGTACTTGCGGCCGAAGAGCTCGGTCACGTCGAGGCCTCGATCCAGATGGTGCCGATCTGCACGTGCTGCACCCTAGATGTTCGTAACGGACAACGGCTTTTGCCAGTCGGTGATCGCGTCCAGTCGCTGCGCCGAGTCGCGCCTTGTGTCCGCCGAGTCACGGCTCACGCTCAACGGCTGCGACCAGGCCGGCACGAAGGGTTTGGCGGCTCGATCGATTTGCACGTGCTTCGCATCACGGCGCAGGCCGCGCTCGCGCTCTTGCTGATCGATCAGCGCGTCAAACGTGCCGTCGATGTACTCCTCGCTCTTGCCGGCGAGCGCGAGGGATGGCTTGTGGTGTTCGATCACGGCGATCTTGATCGCCTGTGTGCTCGAGTGCGTACCGTCGAGCTTCGGTTTGTCGCCGAACGCGAGCTTGACGCGCTGCCGGAGCTGCTCGGCATTGTGACTCTCGATCGCCGCGGCAGCTTCCTTCGTCACCTGCACGTCGCGCCCGCCAACCTTGATCGTCACCAAGTCCATGGACTGATCTCCTTCGCGCATGACTCCAACCGCATCTCGTGCATCGAGGCGCAGCGCGAGCTCGGGCCCCCCTCGACCAGCGCCGCGCGGCAAGAGCGCGACGTGGTTGTATCGGATCTTCCGCTGCACGGCGTCGTAGCGCTGCCCTTCGTGCGTGCCCGGCGTCTCGTCGAGCTCGCACGCGTAGCCGCACGACAGCTCGACGCGATCGCGGCGCTCGACTGCGCTGATCGCCGCGTCGTCCTCGACCGTGATCTCGGCGGCGACGCGCTGGCCGTCGCGGCGCACGCTGTCGCCGACGTGGCCGATCGCGAGGGTGCGCACGTTCTTCGGCGACACCATCTCGCGGGGATGTAGATCCGTGAGCGGCGCGCCGCTGAGCGAGCTCAGCGAGTCGGCGTTGAACACCTCGGCCTCAGGCCGCAGCTCGCGCCGCGTGGTGCCGTCCGCGCGGCGGTAGATGAAGATCCCCGCGCGCGTCGGTGTCGCCGGCACGCGCAGGAAGCCTTGCGGCGTGCGAGTCGGCTTGCCGATCTCGCTGACGTCAAGACGGTTGACGCGGCCCTCGTACACGGCCGCTGGTAGGCACGGACGAACCCGCCGTCAAGCTCGGCGCTTACGCTGCTCGGGCTCGGGCATCGGACGCGTGTCGGGCACGAAGTCATCCTCGATGAGGATCGGCTTGTTGCGCGGCCCGATGCCGCCGGGTTCAACGCCGCCAAAGCGCCGCACGATCTCACGTCGATCGGCGTCGCTCTCGGGGACCAACGTGTCCACGTAGCCGCCATCGATCGTCGGTGTGCGCTCGATCTTCACGCCTCCACCCTACCACATGACCAAGTACTCGTCCTGCTCACCAAATAGCCCGTCCACCCAGCGGCCGTGCTGGTGGTGCGTGAGGATCTGAGACACGGGGACGTCACGCTTGAGCACGGTGCCGTCTTTCCCAGCGTATTGCTTGGCGATTTCTGGATTGCTCGTCCAGCTCTCCACCGCGCTGCGGGAATCCTTGGCGCTCGACACGCCGCGATACAGCAGCAGGCTCGTCACGCCGGCGCGGCGAAAGCCGGCCTGGGTCTCGGCGTAGAGCTGGCGCAGGTCGCCGCGCGCGCGGATCACGTCGCGGGTGGGCGAGGCGATGCTCGAGGCGTCGGTTCCCCGCTCACCGGACCGTCGCGAGGCGCTCGGCGCGATCGCGATCGCGGCGCTCGGCGTCCTCCTTGGCTTGCTTCTTTGCTGCCGGCTCGAGCGCCTTGAGGTCGCCGTCGAGCGCCAGCCAGCCGCGCTCGACCCAGCGCTGCACCGACGACGCGTTCAGCGCGCCGAAGATGCGCGCCGCCCTGCGCTGCTCCCTGGCGGGGTCGACCTCGACCTTGACCGCGACATCGGTCGCGGTCGGCGGCAACACGAGCTGCTTGCTGCCGCCGAGGTTGAGGTGCAGCACGCGCGAGGTCTTGTTCGTCAGCTTGATGATCATTGGCCCCCGCTGGTAGGCACGGACCGCCCAGCCGTCAAGTGACGGGTCAGTCCACGGTTTCGATGCTGCCGGGATAGGCGCGGTCGAGGCAGTCGTAGAAGGCTTTGCCGTCCTCGAGGGTGAGCAATTCACCGTCGATGATGATGTCGGAGACGTCGAGAATCTCCTGCGCGCTGTGGCTGGGCCACACCACGCGCACCCGATCTCCCTCGAGGTGAAACTCGATCCAGCCGCTCTGCGCCGCCATGCGTTTCATGGCATCCCCGCCAGCTCATTGAGCCGCTGGAGCTCGGCCGGGGTGAGCCCGCGTTGCGGCCCGATCGGTATGATCTCGCTCATGCCGACCTCGGGCGGCGGCCATTGTCCGGCAGGTAGATCTCGAGCTTGCCGGTGCGGATGTCGTGCTCGTGGCGATCGACCGTAAAGCCGCACAGCTTCGCCAGCAGCGCGAGCGCCTCGATCTTGTTGTGCATCTTGACCTTCACTCGGCCGCCGTCGCTGTTGATCTCAGCGATCGCGGCCAGGTGCTGCGGCTCGAGCTCGGCGAAGTCCTTGGCCTGCAGGCCGCGGGCGCCGTACGAGGCGACGTGGTTGATGCGCGCGAAGCCGATCGCGTGCAGCTCGCGCTTGATCGCGTCGGCGGTGATCTCGAGCCGCTTGGCCGCTGCGGCCTGGCGGCGCTTGACCTCGGCGCGCACGTCCGGCTTGCGCATCAACTCCGCTGCGATGTCGCGCGCGCTGTGCTCACTGTAGCCGGCGCGGCGCGCGGCCGCGGCGCCGTTGGCGTCGATCATGTACTCGGCGATGAAGCGGCGCTCCTTGGCGGTCACAGCGGTTCCAGCCTAGCTCCGGCCACCTCGGGTTGTAAATCCGTTGCGACGAGCCGAATCGCCGCGGAAAGCGCGTGTTCGGCGTGCGATTGCCCCGGCGTTGGCCCCCAGGCTCACCCGCCGTCCGCGCTCGGATTCCCGTTCGCAAAAAAGCGCGGGTTGGCATACAGCCAGCGCGGAGTGCGCCAGCCGTTCGCGGCGATCGCGTTGAGCGCCTCGCGCGCATCGTCGAAGCTCACGTTTGGGTTGAGACCACGCTTCGCGAGCTGCATCGCTTGCTTCGTGCTGCACAGGCCCTGATCTCGCCGACGCTGCACCTGATCGATGAGGTCCGAGGCGCGCCCGCGTGTCACGTGCGGCCAGTCGAGCTGAAAGCCGTGGCGCTCCAGCAGCGCGCGCTGTGCGTCGGTCACGGGGCGCGGATCTGCGTTCGCGCGCGCCGGCTCATCCGCGACGCCGATGATCTCGAACGGGTCGACCTCGGTAGTCCGGTAGCGGGCGCGGGCGCGGGCGCGGGCGCGGCGCCGAGTGCGCGGCGCCGAGTGCGCGGCGGCGGCATCGAGGGCGAGCTCTTGCTGGGCGGCGTCGAGCAGCTCGCCGGCGTCGAGCTCGCCGCGCGCGTACGCGATGCGTTCGGCGTGCTTGCGCGTCGCATCATCGATGCGCTTGCCGGCCAGGACGTCGATCGACGACACGAGCGTATGCCGGCCTACGTTGGCGCTCGTGAAGTCGAGCACGAGGCAATGCGGCTTGGTGCTGCCCGCGATCGCGGCGCGCCGCGCGTCGGCGCCGTCGAGCTGGTCGACCAGGCCCGGCAGCACGCGCGTACCGCGGCCGACGATCTGCGTGTACAGCGCGCGGCTCTTGGTCGGGCGAGCGACGGCGACGCACGAGGCGATCGGCGCGTCGAACCCCTCGGTCAGCACGCCGACGTTGACCAGGTATTGCAGCTCGCCGGCGGCGAAGCGCTCGAGCAGCGCGCGACGGTCGGCGCGTGGCATCGCGCCGTCCAGCGCCGCGGCGCGCCCGCCGTACACGCCGATCAGCTCGGCCAGGGCGTGCGCCTGCGACACCGACGCGGCGAACACGAGCGTGCGCAGGGCGCCAGCGAGCTCGACCAGCGGCGCGGCGACCTCGTGCAGCACCTGGTCGCGCACCAGCTCGCGCTCGAGGTCGGCCGCGTTCAGGTCGCCGGCCGTGGTCCGCACGCGCGACAGGTCCAGCGACTCGACCACGACGCGGCGCTGGCGGATCGGAACTAGCCAGCCGTCGCCGATGCCGTCGCGGATCGAGTACGTGAACG